AACGAGTACAGCGAGGAGCAACTGCTGGCTATGTTGGAGGAGGAGAAGCTGGTGCATAAGCGCGTGAAGATGCTGGAGCGCATCCACCAACGCTACTGCACCCTACGCACCAGCCGGGAACGGCTGGAGCTGCTGAAGTTTGGGAGGCAACCATGAACTGGGTGGCGGCAGTGCTGGTGGCCCTGGTGATGTCGGCAGCTTACCTGCTTGATGGTCCATCTGAGCATGACGCCAGGGTGGACACCGTGGAGGAGAAGATTCAAAAGCTGTGTGGTGAGAACGCAGGCTGGAAGCTGTTGGACGATGGCAGCATCCAGTGCTTTACGCATCGTGGTTTCAAAACAAAGAAGGTGACGCTATGAGTGACAGAGTGGAATTGACAGAACACTCGGTTTACATCCTTAACAGCATCAAGCTGTTGCCGCATTACACCCTGCCCTGCTACGTTACGCCAGGGCATACCAAGGACACTCCGATGAAGCTGTGGACAGTGGAGCAGCTCAAGGATGCGGGTGCTGTTGAGAGCAGCGCCTTCCTCTGGCCTCGGCACACCTTGGCTGCAGGGGGTTAGCATGGATGATGATGACGATTACGAATTGATGATGTGGTGCTACCTGATTGCCCACCTCGTTGTGTTCCTGCTGGCGCTGGTTGGCATTGCAGGCTTGGCGGGTTACTTGTGGGGGATGCTATGACTGACCTGAGACAAGCCGCGCAGCAGGCGCTGGAGGCTTTGATTGATGCCGCAAATGTGTTGTCAGCACCGATGTTTTCTGATGCTGCTGACGCCCTACGCAAAGCGCTGGAGCAGCCAGAGCAGCGCGAGTGGCAGGGTCTGACGGAAACGGATTGGGAGGAGATTGACAACAAGAAAGACACAGCCTTGGACAGCTTTGCTCAAGGTGCGGTGTGGGCAGCAGATCAACTCAGAGAGCTAAACAAATGACGATCACAGTGCTGAATAAACGCATCAGGGACGCCCTGGCTGCAGCACCAGACGGCATGACTGCTATGGAGCTGTCGTTTGCGCTTGACATCGGCGCATCCCAAATCAGCCGTTCCCTTGCGCTGATGCCTGATGTCTACATTGATCGCTGGGTCCAGACCAGGACCAAGTTTGCTGGTGTCCACTGCTTGGCGTTTGTGCCAGATGATTGCCCACACCCATGACGCCTACCTTCAGCACCTGGGACCGGGCGACTCTGGACAAGTTCGCGCTTGAGGCTTACCTGCGGCTGCAGCAGCAGCAGGACCAGCTTGAGCAACTGCGCGGCGACCTCAAGGACGCCATTGAGGCGTACCGGCTACGAAATCTGCGTGATTGACACATCGGTGGCAGTGGCGTTGCGGATAACAGCCACCTTGTCACCACTCGCGCAGGCCACATACTCAATGGCATTCGCTGGAAGCATCGGCGAGGTGGTCAGGCTGGCGGTAGGGTTGGAGCCAATCGCAAAGTGGCAGTGCGCTGCAGAGCCGTTCGCCAGGCGCAGTATGGTGACGCCAGTTGCCACTGCCGTTGACTGCACACTGCTGGCTGTGACTGTCATCACCTGGGTGGTGCCAAGTGCGCCGAATATTGTGATCTGACCGTTGTCGTCCCGAGAGAGTTTGCTCATTTTGGTTCCTTCAAAAGTTATCGGTTAAGTCTTCCCAGCCTCAAAAGCTCCTCTTGCTCAGGCGAAAGAATATTTTGGTTGTTTACAAAAGTTGTGCCCATGAGAGCCTGTCTTAACTTTGGATTGACAACATCTTGGGCCATAAAATCAGACGCAGCGTAGTTAGGTAGCGCCCTGCTTTGGCCGAATTTAGACAGTAAATATTGTCTTGCTAATGCAGAAGTAGCTTCTGGGGCTGCTGCCGCTGCTAAGCCCATCAACGGTCCTCCAGTAAGAAGGCCAAGTCCTCCAGCAGCAACGCCAGTTCCTGTGCGGCCAAGAACAGAACCGGCGCCTGGCGTCCCCATCGAACCAACGGGCTGGTTTACCTTTGGCGCGACGTTAGCAAACTCTCCTATGGTTTTCAGTTCACCACTAAGATATTTTCCAGACTGAATATTTCTTGCAAATTTTTTGGCGTCTATTGATCCGCTGCCTTCGCGGACAGCGTCTTCTATGCTGTGACTAATTGCCATGCGCTGACGCGAGGCGCGGAATTGGTCAAGCATTGCTTGCGCGTTAGGGTTTCCAGCGGCGGCGAGACTTCTTTCTATTTGGTCTTCTAACGCCCTAGAAATTGCTTTTTGAGTTTTTGCCAATGCATTTTCGCCTACCCTAAAATTAACCGAGGCTTGCTCGCGCAATGCCTTAGATGCCTCAAGCGCGTCAGCAGAATCAAAAATAGGAACTTGATAGTTTGTTATTTCTGTTTTAACTTTGTCTGGGGCAGCGTTTGGAAAAGATTTAGCTTGGCCAGTAAATTTGTTTGACAAGTTGGCTAACTCGGCCCGAAACGTAGCGTCAGTTTGTATTGGCCCAATTTTATTTACAGGGGCGTATCCTTTTGCAAACTCTTGAACGCGAACTGCTTGCATCGCTTCAGAAGTAAGGGGCGTATTTTCTGGTACGCCAACGGCTTGCCGCGCAAGTCTATCGGCAGTGCTTTGATTGCGAGAAGACGCTAATTGTTCTAGCCTAGTTTTCCCAGCCAATCGCTCAAGCAAAACATTTTGGCCTGACGGCGTAATGCTTCCGGGGGTGGCTACAAAACCAGCTTGTTGAGCAGAACGAATCGTAGCGTCGCGCACAGCATTGGCTTGCTGCTGGGCCTGCAGCGCAAGCTGACGTTGCTGCGCGGATGCTGTTATTGCACCTGGCGTGGCCATTGCAGTCGCCAAACCAAGCATAGGGCTGTCTGTAGCCTCGGTCACTGTTTGCCCGGCAGTACCACCCAAAAGGTTTTTAAACGCAGTTGAGCCTAGCTCTGATAGCGATCTAGCAGGGTTAAGAACCGCGCCGGTAGCAGACTGCAGACCGACATCAAGCACTCGCTGCTCTGGCGTCATATTTGGCGTTTCGCGGATAAGCCCAAGGCGCGTCAATGCATTGGTTGCAAAATTTGGCGGGGGTGTAATTTCTGGGGCAAATCGGCTGCCAAGAAATTTTGCTCCACCAAGTTCAGTACCTGCAACGCCGTACCCCATTTTTGCTAAATTGATGATGTTTTGCGGCGCATTCAAAAACATATCCGCTGTTCCAGCAAGAGCTTTGTACGGTGCGCTGGTTGCTACGTCTAGCGTAGACGCTGACCTAGGACTGAGGATATCAAAGGCAGTTTTAGCTTCTGGCGCGGCTTTACCAGCGGCCATATCCTCCAGCTCGGCCAGCCTACGCAACGCCATTAGTTCTTCAAGCGGGTCCATTATCTTTGCCCCCCAAATCTCAGACGAAGTTTGTCTAATTCTGCTTGTTGAGCAGGGGTTAACCTAGACGCGCCGCCTGGAGCCGTTGCAGGGGGCGGCGCCGCGCCGCTGCCCGTAACGTAGGCTTTTTCAATGTCATCAATAATTCGCAGCGCAGCTTGAATTGAGTGCCCAGGATCAGAAATAGACCTTAACATGGTTTGCAACTCGACATTTGAGTTAAGTTGCTGAGCAGACATTCCAGTGGCGTTTTTAATAGAGTTGACTAACCGGCTACGGGCGCTGTTAATAACGTCGCGCTCAACTTGGGCTTCAGTCCCAAAAAGTTGCCCTGCTTTTTGGCCTATCCCACTAGCAGAAACACCTGACGTTATGTTTGACAGCACGCCGCGCTGTGTGCTTGGTATAGAGTTCATTTTGTCAAGAGCCAAAAATGACGCTCTTAAATTTGAAAGGTCATCCGCAAGTTGTGATTTACCAGCCTCTGTTTTAACTTGCCTTGTGGCCGCTCCAGGCTCTTTGCCAGAAACGCCTAAGACGCCGGGCGACCCAACACCCCCACCGCTATACCGCCTAGCATCAATCGAAAGCATTTGATTTGGATTTGTAGGATCAACAATTGTTGTGAGCGTGGGCGCCCTATCCACCGCGCCGCTAGGTTTGTCTGGCACTCGTACTAAGTCTGCGTAGTTGCCAGACGTATTAAACTTAGCAAGCGAAGCCGCCGTAAAATCATTGGGGCTTACATTTGCTATGTTGCGTTCTGGCTTAACTTGTTGGGCAATAGGAACTAGCAGGCT